TGTTATGGCTCACTCCGTCGGCGGCGTAGACCTCGTAAAGTAGTGGCTTCGTCGGGTGGATGCTTATCATAAGTCGCGCCGTGCCGTCGGCTTGGAAATGTTCGTGAAGCCTGTTTACCCGTTCCACAAAGTCAATTTTCCCGGAAGCCTTGAGCCAGCAGTTAAGCGTTATTTCGCGTTCCTCGTAACGCTTGGCTGTCAAGTCCACCACTTTGCCGTGGTAGTCGGGCCAATCAATGGCGGCCGGCTGTTTCAGTTTGGGCTGGTCTAATACGCCGTTGGAACTTTCTACCCTTATACCGAAGTCGCGGAAGTTTACACCGTTAAGGTAGTATTCAAGTTGCGACACGGTGTTAAGTTGCTGCGCTATGTCGTCGTCTGACATAGCCACGTTGTATATTTTCACTTCGTCCAAATCGGCGTAGCCGTTTTCGGTCGAATAGACATCTTGAAGCAGGGCTATTCCTGTTAGCGTCACCGGAAGCGTTACGCGTTCTACTACTTGGGTGTCAAGATAGACGCTTACCACGTTCCCGGCTTTCCGTACCGTGAAGAAGCCCCAACTATCCGGCGTTATGTCTATCCAGACGGCTCGGCTTCCGTCCAACTGCGCCGTATTGCAGAATATCCCTATTCGTCGGGCGGTCGCTCCATCGGCGTATGGGTTTACCTTGACCCAGGCCAATACGGTAAAATTGCCGTTTAGGGGTACGAAGTTTGCGCCTATTTTGGCGTGTCCTTTCCCATCGAAGCGTATGCAGTTGCCCTGTTTGCCGGGGACGAAAGCGCAATTTTCTACGGTAGCGTCGCGGCGGTTTGCCGCAAAATCGTAGGCTATGGTAGAGCCGTCCGCTTCGTCTAACGGAAGGTTTAATATAAGGTTTTGTTCTAATGCCATTGTATCAGTCGCGTTTGTCGGTTATTTTTATGTTTGCTCGGTCTGTCGCCCGGTGTCTGCACTTTCCGCCGTGAAGGATTACGCTAATCCGTGCGTCGCCGCTCGCTGTAATGTCTACTTCTGCATGGTCGCGCACTTCCACCAAGAGGAAGGCGCGGCCGTTTACCGTGATATCTATCCGGGCTTCGTTCCGGGCTATTATCTGTCCCACGTCGAAGTTACCGTATTCCGCGTAGCCTTCCGTTCTGTCGAGCGCAATAAGACTTCGCGGACTTTTAGCCGCTATTCTGTCGTCGTCCAAATAGATGCCGAAGTGCTGGCGTAGTCCGGCAAATTCCGCCCGGACTTCCGGGGAAGCGAAAGCGTTGCCGAGCCAAAAGTCCGACCCTTTGACCGCTAACGTTAGGAGGTGTTCTTTGGAAGGCGCGGAAAGTATCTTTTCGTGCCACTCCTTGCAAATGCCTTTCGCCTGTGCTTCTCCGGCTAATATCTGCTTCAACTCGTTAAATTCCATATCGCTGCGTTTAATAATCGGTTATTCCTTGTGAGCGTAGGTCGGTGTCGTCGGCCACTCCTACGCGGTTCATAATGCTTAGAAGTCGCCCGGCTATTATGCCTAACTTATTATCCATTCTTGTTAGGCATATAAGCTGCTGCCGGAAAATCTCTATTGCAACCATTTGGTTTTGCCTTACGGCGTTTGTCTGACCGGCCAGAAGGTCTATACTTTCTTGGCTCGCTCCCTTGATCGCGCCGCTTAGGGTCGTGGGGTCGCTGTCCTCTAACTGCTCGAACAGGTCTTTATACATATCCATCGCGGCGGCGAAATTGCGCCCGGCTGCGGCTACGGCGGCTTTGAAACGCGCCTGTTCCTGTTCGGTAAGTCCGTCGAAACTACCGTTTCCTTCTTCATCAAACCCCATGTCTTTTTGAAGCTGCTTTACGGCGTTCTGCAATGGCTTCTCCAAAAAGTTAAGTTTTAAGGCGTTGGCTACGGCTTTTTTCATTATGTCGTTGGCTACGTCCTCGTAGACTTTGTTAAGGTGTTTAAGCGCGTCTTCGCCGCCCTCACAAGATTCTATAATAGCGTCCATAAGCTGCCCGGCGGCTTCCTTGCCGGAAGTCTGCGTTATTGACTTAGTTATATCGGCTATTATGTCCTGTATCTGCCTGTCGGCTTCAGCTATCTGCTCTTGCCATTCCTCAATGCGGCCCCAATCGGTTTTTTTCTTGCTCTGCTCGTCGGAAATCATGCCGCGCAGTTCCGCCTGTTGCTGCCGAAGGTTTCCTATTAGGGCATTTTGGTTTTGGTAGACGGTTTCGCCGAGGGCTTTGTCTACGGCGTGTTCCAACGCTGTATAGGCACGGCCCAATCGGGTAACGGCTTCTTCGTGCTTTTTTATAGACTTCTCAGCCTTTCGGTCGCGGCTGTTGAACAGGTCAAAAGCCGACGACAAAAAGCCTATTGAGCCTTGAATAATGCTTAAAGGGTTGGCGGTGGCTATGCCTGTCGCTATTTGTGAGGCTCCGTCCACCATGCCGCCTATGTCGTTAAGTATGGTTTCCGTTTCTTCGTCCATACTTATACCCATCTTCTTTATGCCGTTTACGACACTTCCGAAGCATGACGATACGAATGTTAGGCTACTGCCAATGTCGGCGAAGTGTTCCTTAAACGCCGCGCCTACGCTCTTGGTAGCCCCTGTTTCTTTGTTAAGGGCTGCGTTAAGAATGTCGAGTTGCTCCTGACCCTCGACGTTTAAGCCTATCGTTACCTTCTGCCCTTCAAGTACTGCTATCTTCCGGCGAAGCATATCTATATAGCTGCTTCCTTCTGCCAACAGGTCGGCATAGGCTTCTTTGGCGGCTCCGGCTAATGTCGCGTCGCTGTTGTTGATGGCTTCGGTATATTGTGCGTATTCGTACTTCTTCCTGTTTAATGATTCTACAAACGGGTCGTCGCTGTCTAATAGCTTATCAGCCTTCATCGCGGCGCGAAGTTCGGTTAGGCTTTGGCGTAGGGCTAAGAACGGGTTACGCTGCTGTAACTCGTTTTTCGCCTTTTGCAGTTGGTCGTTAATGGCTTTAAGGTCGGCCGGGTTGAACTGCGCCGAAAAGTTTACTTTCCGGCTGTTGATGTCGTTCAGCAACTTGTTAATAGTCGTCGTAGACAGCCGGGAAATATCGCTGAACAACTGCCCCCAACTTTCGGAAGCCATAAGACGCTGTGCGGCCAACTTACTTAGTTCGGTCTGCTGCTTGGCGTTTATTCGGGCTATCATTGACACGTTGCCCTGTTGCTCGGCTAATGCGCGTTGCTCGGCGTATTTCTTCAGTATCGCCGTTTCTTGTTCTTGGAAAGTTTGATATTCTTGTAAAAGCGCGTCGTATTGCTCGTTTCCGCTGCTGTGGTCGTATTCCTGTCGCTTGGCTTCAAGTCCGGCTAATGCGGCTTCGGCTACCCGGCGTTCCGCGTCGGTGGCGGCTTCTGCGGCCGCCTTGCTTAATAGTTCTTTCTTCCGGGCGTAACTTTCTTCAAAAGCTAATTTCTCCGACAAATAAGCGGCGTATTCCCGTAATGCGGCCTTGGTTTCTGCTTTTGCCTGTTCCCTTGTGTCGGATTCAGCTGTGCTAAGAAGTTCCGCCTTTGCGTTATCCACGTCGGAATTATCCCCGGCAAGTTCGCCGCGCTTCTGCTCAATAAGTGCAAGCATTTCGGAAATTGTCTTACACTTAGCTAACTCCTCTTGTAGCTGCGTGTCGAAAGCCGAAATAACCGATTCGCGTGTGGTGTTGGCTATCTCGTTGTTTAGGGTGCTTAGGTTCTTGAGGTCGGCGGCGGTCTTTTGGGCTTTGGCCTCAATCTCGGTGCGTTGACGTTCCAAATAGTCAAGATAGCTATTGCCCTCTTGTAGTAGTGGCGCAAACTCGGAAGCGGCGGCCGCTCTAACGGTCGCGTCGCTGCTCGTTATCCACTTCAAATATTTTTCGTAAAGGGCTTTTCGCTTTGCCAGCATATCGGCATAGGTATCGACTTCTTTTTTGTCGTTACCGCCACCGCCGGACTTGTAACTAAGTCTGTCTACCTCGGCTTGTTGTGCGGCTATCTGTCGGGCGAGGTCGGTTCGCTCGGCATCTGTCGCTGCGTCGTTATAAAGCCCTTTAAGGCGTTGTAATTCCTTTTCGGCTGCGGTTACGCTTCCTTCCACTATCTCGGACGTGGAATGCCCTATACTTTCAATTAGTCGGCGTTCCTCGGCTGTAAAATACGCTTGCATATTAACATAGCGGTTATAAACCCTTTGGGCGCGGTCTAATTCGTCTTCGGCTTCTTGCCATTCGCTGTTCCTTACCATCAAGTGGTCGGTTTCCCTCATTGTGCCGTAACCGTCTTTATAATAGCCGTGGCCGGATTCAACCATTGTTCGTGGTGCTTTTGCAAGTTGTTCCTGCGCTTTAATTACTTCCTTATAAGCGTCTACGGCAAAATCTTGGGCTGCTAATGCTTTTGCGCGTATCATCATGGCCTCTACAAATTTACCGCTATTGTTTATAAGTATGTCTTCCGCATCTTTTGCGTTTCTAACCTTAAAGCCCAATTCCTCAAAACGCCCGGAATTATCGGCTACCCACTTTTCGCGGTCTTTAAGACTGTCGGTAAGTTTAAGCCATTCCGCCTGTAAAGCATGGAACGCGGCTACTGGCTTCCCGGCTGCCTCGGCTACCTTTTTGTTGAACTCGTCGGCGGCTTTCTTGGCTTCCGCCTGTTTGCTTTGGAACTTGGAAATAGCGGCAATAATAACCGTTATTGCTACCGACAAACCGAGGGTTAGTGTTGCCATTAAAGCGGCGGCAGCTGTGTTGGAAATATGAAGGGCGGCGGCTAACTTCACGTTGGCGGCGGCTAAAAGTTCCTTTGCTTTGGCGACCGTTACCAGCATAAACGCGCTGTCCTTGTTTAGGGCGTTGGCGACCTGTTGCAAGCCCATAGTTATAGACATAAGGGCCTGCACTTTCAACATGATTTTTTGTAGGTTCTCGTTTTCCCCGGCAAATAGGGCTACTGCGCCCTGCGCGGCTGTAAACGCTCCGGCTACTCCGCTAAGTCCGGCTATCATGCCTTGAAGCCCGGCATTGTCGTGGCTGAATATTCTGGCCTGGGTCTGTGCGTCGCCTATTGCGTTGGCAAGTCGTCCGGCTTCTCTCTGCAACGCTCGGAAGGTTTCAGTTCCGCGTAGTCCGGCTTCCTCCATTTGCCCTAATTGTTCCCGGACATTCCTAAGCTGCGTTCTTAAAGACTGCTGTGCCGTGGTATTGTTTTGGGCGGCTTCCTGTGTTTTGCGTAGCTGCTGTTCCTCGCGCAGAAGTGCATCGGCTTGTTTCGCGGCTTCGTCTATAACGGTCTGCCGTAAGGTTATTTCTTCGCGTAATGCTGCCTGTTGTGTCTGCATGGCGGCGGCTTCCTCCTTCTTTCCGGCTTGAAGTGCTGCCGCTACCGACGCGCCGAGCTTCTTATATTCGGCTTCCAACTGCGTAATAGCGGCTTTATTGGTGTCTACAATGACATCAATATTTGCAAACGCTTTGTCGATGGCTTGGGCGGCGCGTGTAAACGCTCCGTCCATCTGCTTTCCGCCTAATACTGCCGCGCCTTGAAATTCCTGTATGGCTTTTTTACTTTCGTTCAGAACGCTAAGTAGCTGCTTGTTTGTGCCGGAAATTTCAAACGAAAGGCCGCCGCTTTGTATATTCATCGTGCTAATTGGTTTATAAGATTCATTACTTCGTCGGCGTTGTCGTCGGTAAGGGCTATTTCGGTATCGTCGCCTTTGCCCTTTCCTTCCGTTTCTTCCACGCCGGGTGCGTCTATAAGCATCCTTAGTACCGTTCCCCACGGGATACCGTGTAGTAGGTAGTCCATCGTCCAGCCGAAGTGTGCGCAAACGGATCCACGGCGGCCGAATGGTGATTTTAGTCCTGTGCTTCTATGCGTGTCGCTTCCTGTTCGCTTGTTCGCGTTGCGCACATCAACCGCATAGAATTTACAAAATCCCCTAAGTTGCTGACGTTGGAAATAAGAATAGCCAATGTTAGAAGTTGGGAAGGCTTGACGGTATGGAAGAAAAGCGACGTAAGGTCGCGTAGTTCGGTTTTGCGCTCACTCCGGCGGCAAGTAGTGCCGTTGAATGTTACGTTATAGTAGTCTTCGCCCATAACGGCTATGGCTACTATTTCCGCCAATCTCCGGGCCTCCTTGTTGGCAAGTGTCCGGGCTGTGCGTAAATAATCGTCGTCCCCTAACTTGGTTTCGTCTATCTCTATTTGAAGCCACAACGCGCTAAGGCGGTCGAGGGTGGCTAACGTGGGTTCTTGAATGGTGTAAACCTTTGTTTCGGTTATAACCTCGCGCTTTTGGAAGAAGCCGCGAAAGCCGGGTTTCCGGCGGCGGTGCTTTATCTCCACGTCGAAAGTTACGCCTTGCCCTATAAGCAGCCTTAACTCGTTTTGTTCGCGGTTAAGTTTCTCTAATTTTTCTTCTTCGGTCATAGCTGAATATTAAGGAAGGCCCCGGAATTGAATAGCGGGGCCTTCCGGTTTGGGTTGGTTCTTGGTACTTTTACGCTGCCTTGGTGATTTTGGTAACGTACAGCTTTTTAAGCCCGGCGGTGTTGGGCTTTGCGACGGTGGCGGTAACTTCCAACAGGAGAAGCCCTTTTTTGGAAAATTCGCCCGTTAGTTTCGCCTTAATCTTGGCGCGTGGGACTTGGAACTTCAAGCCCTTGCGCGGAACGATTATAAGGCTTTCTTCGATGTCGGCTGTTACGTCCGGGTAGGCGTAAATATCTGATGCCACTTCGCCGCCGAAAAGACGTTTCAGGGTGTCGAGGTCGGGGTTCATTACCGAAAAACTGAAAATTGTTTTTCCGGCTTTGGAAATGATTTCTTCCGGGTCGTCGTTTTCCTCGGAATAAAACTCCGTTTCCTCGCCGTCTTCCATCGTCATTTTGGCGGTGTCTTGGTAGGTCAGCCCATAAGGGGAATATCCTGTTTCTTGGAAGTCGCCCCTTGCAGGTTCCCCGGTCTTTCCTAAAATTTTGGATAAACCTAATGTTATTGTACTCATCGTAATTGGGGTTAATGTATATTCCAGCTTATTCTCAAATTGCGGTAGTGCTGCTTTACCTCAATCTCTTTTATCGTGATGTCGCTCTCTATCCAATATTCTAAGTCGGCTAAGTTCTGCGCGTCCAAATAGTCCGCCAATGCGTCGCCAATGGTGCGTAGTCGTTCCCGGTCTGCCTTCCTCTGTTCCTTCCCCCGGATTTTTACCTTTTTGTCGGAAGCGTAAATATTCACGTTGGAAGTTCCTGTTTGGGGCTTTTCGTGGGTTACGGTTATAGTGTTTATCACTATGTCCTCGGTTTCGCTGTTGTCGGGTCGCTCTCCTTGCACGAATACGCCGCAGGAAATATTGACT